AATTAATAAAGGATAGTAATAATGATTTGGCTTCGGTTGTATCCGCTGGGATTATTGGGGACTGTAGTACTTTTGTGGATACTGGAAGTTATTCGCTAAATGCATTGCTATCAGGTTCCATGTATGGTGGGGTTCCATCAAACAAAATTACCTGTTTGGCTGGTTCAGAGTCAGTAGGGAAAACATTCTTTGCATTAAGTATTGCTAAGAACTTTCTTGATGCTGATAAGAATAGTTTGATTTTATTTTTTGAGAGTGAAGGTGCATTGACAACTTCAATGATTACTGATCGTGATTTAGACCCTGATAGGTTTGTCGTGTTTCCAGTATCAACAGTTGAAGAGTTTAGAACACAATGCCTGAAACTCATTGAAGGAATTCCAAAAGAAACTAATGTTATGATTTTTCTTGATTCACTTGGAAATCTTTCTACTAGGAAAGAGATGGAAGATTCAGCAAGTGGTTCTGATAAAAGAGATATGACAAGAGCTCCAATGATTCGTGGAACTTTCAGAACACTAGCATTAAAGTTGTCAACAAGAAACATTCCGCTTATTATTACAAATCACACTTATGATAAAATTGGTAGTATGTTCCCGTCAAAAGAGATTTCTGGTGGTGGTGGAATCAAGTATGCAGCTTCAGTTATTGTTACGCTAGGAAAACGTAAAGTTAAAGAAGGTACTGAAGTTATGGGAAACATTGTTAAGTGCAAACTGGTCAAAGGTCGTTTCACTAAAGAAGAGTCCGTTGTCGAGACACACCTTGATTATCAAACTGGTTTGGACAAATATTTTGGTTTGGTTACTATTGCTGAGAAGTACAATATTTTCAAAAAGGTATCTACTAGATTTGAGATGCCGGATGGAACTAAAGCTTTTGAAAAAACAATAGTGAATAATCCAGAGAAATATTTTACTACTGAAATAATGGAACAACTTGAAGTTGCTGTATTTCAAGAATTTAATTATGGAAGTAGAAAGGTAGATAAAAATGATAATACAGAAGAGGTTGCAGAATAATTTATTAAACTTTATGTGGTTATTGGTAGGTGCTATTGTTATTGGTGGTGTCTATTTATTATCTTATCATGGTGCTGATGATGCTGTGGTAAGTGAATCTAAAAACTTTCTAGAATTTGTGAGGGCAACATTGCGATGATGGTAATGAGTGATAATGATGCAGGAATTACATTTAATGCATGGGTAGTCTATCAGGGTGTTTACGCACACTTTACAAGAGAATATGATTATTTTAAATATAATGGAAAGGGCAATTGGAGTAACATTGATTCTATGCAGAGAAGTTTTTCTAAGCATGAGAGCAATGGTAATTTTTCTATGCAACGAAAGATTTTCAAAGATATAGGAAAGACCTTTACCAACAAGGAAGCTCTTATATTCTTTTATCTTTCACAGTTTACAAATGGTATAATGTATCCATCACGTTTCGATACTGATTTGTATGATGAATATATAGCACGAATGAACAACTTTGATTTCACTATCAAAGAAGATATGAAACAGATTAAAAGATATATAGATAAGTATGAAGTTGATTTCGATGATATCTTTAGAGTTGATGGAATTAACCATCCAGTAATACTTAAGCTAGGTTTATCTAAAACCATTTCATTAGAAACATTTTCTGTGCTTGATATGATATTAGGTTTTGTATCAAATATTGATAACTCTTTAAATGACCCATTATGGAGTGACCATAGTGCATTGGTAAAGAACTATAAACCTTTCCTAGAAGTAGACATAGCAAAACAAAAGAAAATAATAATAGATGTATTGATGAAAGGGTAGTATGCGAACTGAAACATTGATTTTAGAAAATCTAATATATAATGATAACTATTCAAGTATTGTCGGTACTTTCTTGAAGCCAGAGTATTTCAAAGATAACGCAGAGAAACAAGTGTTTATTGAAATACAAAATCACATCACCGAATATAACGCACCTCCCGCAAAAGAAGTTCTTGCTGTTAAGTTAAATAACAGAGAAGACTTGAACGAATCAACATTCAAATCTTGTGAAGAACTCCTCAAATCTTTAACTGCAAAAACTGATGATGAGCAATGGTTGACGGAAGAAACTGAAAGATGGGCAAAGACTCAAGCTGTGTACAATGGTATTGTCCAGAGTATATCCATCATTGAAGGAAAGGACAAACTTCTTTCTAAAGATGCTATACCAGAAATTCTTACAGAAGCATTAGCAATATCATTGGATAAAAGTATTGGTCATAACTATTTAGAGAATGGTGATGACCGTTGGGAATTCTATCACAAGAAAGAATCCAAAATTCCTTTTGACATGGTGATGCTTGACAAGATTACAAATGGTGGTATCTCACCAAAAACTCTTACAGTATTACTAGGTGGAACGGGTGTCGGTAAGACGCTTGTAAAAACTCACTTGGCTAGTCAGTATATCAAACAGGGTATGAATGTTTTATATATTACTATGGAAATGTCAGAAGAAAGAATTGCTGAGAGGGTTGATGCAAACTTACTTGACATTGATATCAACGAGCTTCATATGCTACCGAAAGATACTTTCCAGAAAAAACTTGATAAGTTAAATATTGGTAAGTTGATTATCAAAGAGTATCCAACAGCAGGAGCTCACGTTGGAAACTTTCGTGCTTTGTTAAGAGAGTTAGAAATCAAAAAAGGATTTGTTCCTAAAGTTATCATTCTGGATTATCTGAATATCTGTTCATCCAGTAGAGTGAAGTGGGCTGCTAATATGAATTCTTATATCTATATCAAATCCATTGCTGAGGAAGTTCGTGGTTTGGCAGTAGAGTGTAATGTTCCTATTATCACAAGTTCACAATTGAACCGTGAAGGGTATTCCAGTTCAGACCCAGACTTATCAAATACATCTGAGAGTTTTGGATTACCAGCTACAGCAGATTTGATGATGGCAATTATAGCAAAGGATGATGGTTCTGGGAGTAATCAACAAATTCTATTCAAACAGTTAAAAAATAGATATAGTGATATTTCTATAAATGCTAAGTTCTTGGTGAATGTTATTAAGAAGAAGATGAAATTGATTGATATTGAAGAGGATGCCCAACCAGCACTAGCAAATGATGGTAGTAATAAATTTTATGATAAGAAGACCGATGCCAATACAGAGTCTAATCCTTACACTTTTAAGGTGAAGCCATCAAAAAGACCAGAGAAGCAGTATGAAGACTGGAAAATTTAAATCTTATAAATAATGATATACTTCAAAAGGGAGAATCTATGCAAGACCTAACTATTTCAGAAGGCTGGTTTAACCGTGATAAGGAAAAAGAACCTGTAATAATGAAAAAGTTATGTGAACATCGTGCCAATACAACAACACTGGATTATGACGTTGGAGTAGAATATTGTAATTTCTGTGGTTCGTTGGGTCATTATAGTGTAGATAAAGATAAAGTAGAGTGGAAACTACCAGAATTTCTGATAAAACAGAATTATAATTGACAGTTTACCGAAAAAGTATTATAAATATAGTGTATGGAAGGTGATATGGAAAACAAAAATATTAAACAAATGTTTGCTGATGTAGCAGAAAAGGCAATCAAACAAAATAAAGATGTAGGAGAAAATTCTATCTTGCGTATCAAGATGGCCACCAATATAGACCATTATAAAATATGCCCATTCAGATCATTGAATGTGGACGAATGCCCACTTTGTAAAATAGCTAACCTATAGAGAAACTATGAAAACTTTTAAGAAATTTATAGCAGAAGAATTATTGAGTGAATTGACTATTTCTCCTGATTATAAACAAAAAAATGAATTTAATCCTTATTATACTTTAGATGATAATGTGATAAAATCAACGGAAGAATTTCTTGATAATACACATATTGATGGTGTTGATGAATATGATGAGATAATGTTTCAGAATGTTGATTCTGGAAAGGGAAAACTTGCTATTGATTTTGGTGGAAAATATATTTTTCAAATAGTTCTTTTGGTTAGTGATAAAAAGGTTTCAACGAAATACTTTATTAAAACTACTAAGTCTACAGTAAAATCACATTACGGTCAACAATCAAGAAAAAATTCCACAGCTTCTTCTGATGTAAATGAGTTTTTGTCTTTGTACTTTTTAAAAAATCCTACCAAATCAACTGCTTTTGAATGGATGAAAGAAGTCGGTGGTTTAACTGGTGGAACGGGTGTTTATAGAGGTGAGGGTGACGAAGTAACTTATGAACATTTAAAAGAGTTGTTGGATGCAGATGATACAGCAGAAAGAGATATAGAAATAGGTCTTAATAATGCTAAAGAAGTAAAAAAAGATTTAGGAAAAAGTTGGAGTAAATTATATTGGACTCCCAGAGGAAAGCCGGATGGTATTAGTAAAGGAAATCCTTCAGATGTAATAGTACAATTAAAAGATGGTAGTTACATTGGTTATTCAAACAAGATTGCCTCTGGAAAAGATGTCACACCAAAATTTAATACAAATATTTGGGCATTTTTTAGTAAGTTGGGAAATAATAAATTTATCAAAAATAGTATTTCTTGGATGGATGACGCATGGAAAACTGCTGAAGGAACTGTCCCGAAAAAATTAAAAAAATCAGTAGCTGCATTAAATAGATTTGATATTACAAAAGAAAAACCATCTGAATCTTCTTCTAAAAGAGGATTTGCTGATATAGCAAAAACTTTTATAAAGGATAAATTAAATTTTTATGGTGAAGATTTTTATCATATTTATAGAAATGAACTTATTAAAAATTTAGGTAGTTCTTTAAAGAAATCTAATAACCTAGTATATTTTTTAAATACTATTGCTTTTTATACGTTTGATGATCCTAATACAACTCCTTGTCCTTATAAGTTATTAATAGGAAGCACAAATGGTTCTATTTTAAAAGATGTTAGTACTAATGAAGATTTAAGAAATCTTTTATTGAATAAAGATAGTTCTAAATTAAAAGCTATAAAGTTCGAGTATGATGGTAAATCTCAACAATTTAAACTTAAATTCAGGTATGAAGATAAAAATATAAATATTCCAATAACTTGTAGAACGAGAGCTGCAGGTGGATGGCAAGGAAAATCTTTGTTTATCACTACTCCGGGTGTTGAAATAACATAAGTCTTAAACCCTTTAGAAACAACAACTTAATGATTTCTCTTGACATATAGATAAATGTATGGTATAATAGTAGTATAAAATAAAAAATGGAAAGTATTTCATTGTAACACAGTCTCTTTTAAATAAAGTCCCTAAAATAATAATACAGTAGCTCATTTTGAAGCTAATAATAGAACAGGGTACTAGTCAGATAAAATAAAAGTTGCAATGGAATCTTCCGATTTTACAATTCTTAAAGGCATCAATAATTGAAAACATTTAAACGATTTATAAAAGAAGGCGGTAATGCTGTCAAAGGTGTTGACCGTATTAATCAGGAGAATGTTGCTGATACTTTGAAATCTATTTCAACTGGTATTATTAAGGTTCTAAAGATTACAGATAAAGATACAGGTCTACTTGGTTCAACTGGTAAGAAGAAACCAGGCGGTTCATCTGGTGACATTGATATGGCGATTGATGCAAATAAAGTTTTACGAGCAAATGGTATTAAAGTTGCTGATGAACTATTTGATTTCATTGCAGACAAGGTAAAGAAGATTTCTAAGACCACAGTTTCCAATAAGGGAACGGGTGTAATCTCACTTGAATGGCCAATTTCAAATGTTGATGGTAAACAAAAAAATAAAAAGGTTCAACTTGACTTGATGATTGTTGATAACCTAAATCTTGCAAAGTTTAATTTCTGGAGTCCAGACGAAGAGCAGTCAAAGTGGAAAGGTATTTATAGAAATATTCTATTAACATCTATGGCTTCTGCAATGGATTTTGAGACACTTGAAAAAGGATTTGATGCAAATGGTGAGGAAGTCCCTGTTTTATTCAAAAGAAATTTTATTGATATGAAACGTGGGTTGATGCGTGGACTACAGACAAGAGTTGGTAAAACTGGTAAGATATTTGCAAATGGAAGAAAACAAACAATAGAAACTAAAATTCTTGAAAATCAACCAGAAGGTATTGTTAAAGCAATTCTGGGGCCTACATTCAATATAAGTCATACTGAATCCTTTGAGAGTCTTTTCAAAGTACTAGACAATCCAAAATATTTGTATAAGTCACAGAAGAGTCAAGTTATTAAATCATTCCTTGGTATCATCAGTAAAGCTAAAGGATTAGTTGTCCCAGACGAAATGGAGGAGTTTGTATGATACCTTTTAAGAAATTTATTAAAGAACAAAATCTATTTGAAGCTAAGAACGCACATCTTTCACATATTGACCAGACGGTGCTTATTGATGGCGGTGACGGTATTAAAACCACAATCAATTTTCTAGAATCTCTGATTGATATGTTGAGTGGTGGCAAGAGTGGTAAATTGAAAATTGGACTTAAATGGGATGGTTCGCCAGGACTTACTGCTGGTATTGACCCAGTGACTAAAAAGTTCTTTGTCGGGACTAAATCAGTGTTTGCAAAAAAAGTTCCAAAGGTTAATTTTACAAATGCTGATGTTGATAAATTCCATAGTGGCTCTGGTGATTTAGTAAACAAACTAAAACTTGCATTGAAACTACTTCCTAAAATCTGGAAGGGTGATGGTGTATTTCAAGGCGACTTGATGTTTACGGACAAACAGAAATCAGAGGAATCTATTGATGATGAATCTCTAATAGTTTTCAGACCAAATAGTATTGCATACGGAGTTCCAGTTGATAGTGATTTGGGTAAAGAAATAAAAGATGCAAAACTAGGTATAGCATTTCATACTAGATATACTGGTAAAACACTTCCAGAAATGTCAGCATCATTTGATGTTTCTAAGAGTGAATTTAAACAACATAAAGATGTCTGGTTTGATGACGCTAATCTTACAGATGTTGGTGGTGCATTATTTAGTAAATCAGAAACTAAAAATTTAAATAGTCTTTTGAAAAAACTAAAAACTATTTCATCAAAAACTAAATCTTCAATCACCAAGATTAAAACTAACTCTGACGGTATTGCTAAAGAACTTGAACGATATGATAACAATGAAATCAAACAGGGTTTTGTTATTACAAATTCTAAAAAGTTTTTCTCTAATTTTATTGATTGGTTAGTTAAGGAAAAGAAATCAAACTTGAAATCATTTGATAGTGTTAAAGAAAAAACACTAAGAGGTCAATTGAAATCTGAAAAGAGAGATTGGGAAACTGTTATTGAGTTTATGGCACAGACGATTATTATCAAAAATCAGATTGTTATCCAGTTGAATAAAGTAAAACAATTGAAAACTTTCTTGAAAACTGATTCTGGATTTAAGGTAGTTGGTCAGGAAGGTTTCACAGCAATATCTAATGGTCAGATTGTTAAATTGGTTGACCGATTAGAATTTACTAAAAATCTATTTACAACAGCTAAGAATTGGGATGCTAAAGTATAATCGAAAGGGTATATTATGTTAGAGGACTTAAAAGAAATTAGAAGAATTCTAAACAAATTTATTGCCAAGTATGAAGAGAAAGAACAATATTTTGAGCATGATTCAAAGATTGTCGAGCTAGTAAAAGAACGAGAGAAATCTAATTCTTCTTTAGATGGTGATGAACAATTAAAAGAATTAGGAAGAGAATTATTAAAAATTAGAGAGGATGAAGCAGGTTATGGGAAAGATCAGTGGCAGGGAAACGATATCTACTAGGTCACGGTATTGTAAAAAATGTAATGCAATGTGGAAATTTGAATGTAAATGCTCGAATCATAAAGCAATGTCTTGGCAGATGAAAAATGTGTTTCACGGTGGTAAACGGTATAAGGGTAGAGATGCTTGGAATAAACTTCATTTGGATGAAACCGAATTAGAAAATAAAGGAAAACTGAAATGAAAACATTTAAAAGTTTAATGAGTGAAGGAACTAAAGCAGAATATAAGAAATTCTTTGATAAGAAACTTGCTAAGTTTAAAGTATCTAGCCCTGCTGAGTTGTCTGATGAAGAAAAGAAAAAGTTCTTTGATGAGATTGATAAAGAGTGGAAGGGTGAAGATGAAAAGGCTGAAGGTCTAGTTAAAGAATTTATTAAGAAAGATGGTGCAAGACGAAGGTGTGCTGGTGGTGATGGTCGTAGAAGTAAAAATGAAGAAGATGACGAAGAAGAGATAGATGAAGCAGGTTTCGGTAAACATCAAGATAAGGTAGATAAGAAAGCAGTGATGAAGAAGTATAAAGAGAATGAAGATAACAATGCTCATACAGAAAACTTTATGATGTTGGCTAAATTCTTTGGTACGGAAGACGAAGTGAAAAAAGTTAAAGAGATTATGAAACGGAATCAAAAACAAGGTTCTACTTCACAAGCAGACAATGCTTGGATGATGAAGAATATTAATCCATACTATAAAAAACTAAAGTGAAATCATACAAACAACTAATGACTGAAGCTAAAGATACTGTTAAGTTTGCAGATTTAGTTAAAGGTAGACACTCATCAATGCATGGTGGAGCACAAATTGTTTCCAAGATTGATGGTGAGGAATATGTTTGGAATTATGTTTCGGACAAAAGTGGAAAATGGGAAGTAACTAAGGAAACGGATGCAACAGCAATTGCAGTTTCTAAAATGGCTGGTAAAAACCTCAAGACAGCAAAGGTTATAAAGAAATGAAATCATACAAAGAGTTGATGACAGAAGCTTCATATTTTGATGTCAGTGATGCGGAAGCTTGGAAGAAAGAAATTGAGAAAGGTATCAAAGCACCAGTTGTCCATGTAGAAATATCGACTCTTGGTGGTGATGAAAATGTATCCATACTGGTTAAGTTTTCTGTTGATAAAGAAGCAAGTAAAGGTGGTACTTCATGGTTCAATTCCCGATTTGCAAATTTGAGTATTGAACGTGATGGTACAATGGAAATGTCTCAGGCAAGTCGTAAGTTTGAAACAAAAAAATTACGCAAGTCAAAGATTAAATCCGCAAAGGATGTAGTTAAGAAAATTAATGATTGGATTGGTAAAGTCGAATGATAACTTTCAGAAAATTCATAATAGAGGCAAAACAGAAAACTGCTGTGTTTGCGTTCGGCCGTATGAATCCACCTACTCTTGGTCACTCTAAACTTATTGAAAAAGTTATAGCAGTTGCCAAAAAGGAAGGTGGTACACCAATGGTGTATCCTTCAAAGACCGAAGATAAAAAGAGTAATCCTTTATCATTTAAAACTAAGGTGAAAGTTTTAAAAGACGTATTCGGAAACATTATAAATACAGATACAACTATCAGGACACCGTTTGATGTTATATATTCATTGAATAATAATTATGAAAAAGTTATATTTGTTGTAGGTAGTGATAGAGTTGCTGAGTTTAAAAGAAATATGACGAAGTATGTTGATAGTGACCTTGATAACATTAAAGAGTTTTTAGTTGTTTCTGCGGGCAATCGTGATCCTGACGCAGAGGGTGTAGCTGGAATGTCCGGCTCCAAGATGCGAGAATTCGTTGTGAAGGACAAATTTGGTAAGTTCAAAGAAGGTCTTATGACCAATAATACAGCACTTGCTAAAATTGTTTTTAAGGAAATAGGTAAAAAACTAAAAATCAAAAAGGAGGACTAGCATAATGTGTCGATCATATATATGTAAAGTAGTATTTTTTCTATTGGGTTGGGCAGTAGCTGCTGGTGTTTATCACTACTAAACTATAATTAAGGAGTTGTAAAAATGGAAACATTAATGGTAGCATGGGGTTCAAGTCAAGTATGGTGGGGAACTGCCTGTTCAGTTGTAGTTATTGCAAACGCACTGACTATGGCATTGAAAGATGAATATGCTGAGAAGTTACCTATTCTGGGTAAAATCTGGCCTATTATGAATTGGTTAGCACTTAACGTACACAATAACAAAAATAAATAATTAATTATTGTCACTAACAGGTGGATAATTCTTAAACTACGCCATTCGTGTGGGACGGAACTTACCCGACAAGGACTTGTTAGTGGCAATATTTATTTGAAAGGAATACTATGAAAACTGGAAAGGTATCAAAATACAGTAATGGTATTGGTAAGATTTTGTGTGAAGGAAATATATATAATTTTAATCTAACTGTCGTGAATTCTACTAATGGTGAGCCTGAAAATGATAGAGAGGTTGAATTTGATTTTGATGCATATGGAAACGTAAAAACTATTTCCAATAAAGAAGTAAAGAAAGCACCTACACCAATCAAAAAAGAAAATAGTTCAAATAAAACAAAAGACACTAAAGTTTTTTTAACAGAGGAGAAATGATATGAGTTCATGGGGAAAGAATGATGCTGGAGAAGGTTCGTCAGAAACTAAGCCTAGACATCTTACAACTGTAGAACAAAGAGATGTATATGCAACAAATCAGGGTTGGACAGCAGCATCAGGTGGAAATGATGGTAAAGATCATAATGTTAATTCTGGTGCAGTACAGACAATAGATAGAGAAGTTCTAGTTGCTATTGGTGATCTTGCTGGTACAGCGACTATCACAGGTTTAGCCGGAGCGACTATTTCAAGTGTTAGATTTACTCCTGGTACGACTGCAACTACAGATTTTACTGCTAGTGCAGGTGCAACAATAACAGCTCAAGTAGTTTGGAATGAAGCAGTTGTTGTTACTGGTACACCCGCAATAACTGTTGCTAACGGAAATCAGTCTACTGATGGTAATGGTGATTATATATTACTTTATACAGGTGGTACAGGAACAAACCGTTTGAATTTCACATTGGCAGCTCAAACAATATCTGCAACTGATATTCTTTCATTGGGTGTTAATCCAGTTGTCTTGAATGGTGGCACAGTTAAAGATAAAGCATCTGGTACAGTTGTTTCAGAACTTGTTGTTGTTGCTGGTATCAGAAAAACTCGCACGGTTGCTGCATAAATGTGAAATACTTGACCTGTTTATTATTTTTACTATGGGCAGGTTTCGTACAAGCTCATCCGTTTAATGAAGAGTTTGAAGAACCCTCAATAGATAAACTTATTGAGTGGATACCAGAAGAGGTTCCCCGTACTGTATCGTTTTACTTTGATACAGATGGGGATGGTGTGTCTGATTTAATAATAGCATATTCATACATTGAATCGTATGAGTGTGGAAACAAATGCATGATAGAGATACAAACTTTTACTGACCATTGGATTTTAGTTACACTGACTGATGTTAATCCTTATAGTTATTATGTTTTAAAGAGATGGACATATTGGCGTTATACAAAACAGGATGATTGGAAAAGTATAGGAAAGACTAATGGTACAGTGTATAAGTATAAGACAAACGAAGAATGGTATGATAATAAATTTAAAAAGTTATGGCCTAAAAAGGAAAATAAAAAATGAAAATGAAATTATTGGGTAGTGCAATAGCAAATCCAACTGATAACAATATCACAACTGCTGCCTTAGTTCATGTTGTTGCAACATCAGCAGTAACATTAACACATAAAAATGTGGGTGGTACTACTATAGGAACAATTAGAATTCCTGCTGCTGGTACAATTGACTTAGTGAAAGATTCAACTGATACAATTTCATGTGCAACAAGTTTTTGCACACCGATTGCTTATATTTCTTAATTTTTATTATGTAGAGGTTTTATGAAATTTGATGTATTGACGAATGGTAATTATATGATGTACGCATTACTACATTATGATAACCCACATTGCAAAGATATAAAAGAGTTTTTTGAGGATATCAAACGTATTCATTATGTTAGAAGATTGTTGAAGAGATATCTTTCAGATGGTATTTTAAAGGAAAGAATAATCCTTAACCATCTTATTACTTTTTACAATGTAATCGAGACTACAGCTGCAACTCGGATATTATTTTTTAAAGTAGAAGAAAAATATCATCCAGCACTTAAAACATTTCTAATATATATCAATAAGATGCCAGAGGATATGCATGATATACAATTGGATGAACAGGTTGTAAAAACACTAAGGGATATAAATTAGATGGCATTTTTGCAAGAAGCGGTAATAGATACCTATATAACATTTAAGATAATATCTACACTTGTTAAGGATTGGGATGAACAGGATGCTTACAAGCTTGGTATTATTGATGATGAGGGTAAGGTTCTTAAAAAAGCAAAGGACTTGGAGACAGGTAAGGAGAAAGCTGCCTATACTATTCTAATTAGATTTATTTTTAATCTTAAACGGTTACTCAATAAAATTCCAGGCGGTAAGAGTAAGTTTGGTTCTTATGCTGCTGCAGCTATCTTATTGTTAAGAGAAGAAGATGATAAGGAATATCTTGAAGAGAAACCGATATTGTCAGCAAATAGATTGATTCCTGAGTCAGCACCAATCTTAAAGAAGTTAATCAATGGTGGATATACTCAGAAGATAAAAGGATTCTCTAGTATAGAGAGACAGAGATTCACACTTGCACTTTCAAACTTATTGGATACATTAGAATGAAGAAATTAAATAAAGAAGATGCACCAACAAACTCTACAGGCCCAAATGTTGCAGGAACTTCTGGCGACCCTTCTGATGTTACTAAGAAAAAGAAAAGGAAAAGTAAAATCGTTAGACGTTTAAAAGCGACTTATGAAGTTGGTGGAAACCCTGATAAAGAATTAGTGTTAAAAAGAGAAGATAGAAACTATCGTAAAGAGTATGATAATTATCATGCACAACCAGAGCAGCGTGAAAGAAATGCTGCTCGTTTGAGAGCGAGGAGACTAATGGTGAAAAAAGGTAAAGTTGAGAAGAATGATAAAATGGATGTGCATCATAGAGATAACAATCCATTAAATAATGACCCTAAGAATCTTGCAGTAACGACACAGAAATTCAATAGGACGGAACCAAGATTGCGTACGGAAGATGCTGAGGTCGCACCGACACCAGTATCAACTCCTGATTCAACCTTTGCCAGTCTGCCCGTATTCAAAGTAAATCAAGATGACTTCCTAAGATGTCAAGATGGTAAGAAGAAACACGCACACTGGAATAAACATATTGATACAGAAACAGATTACGGCAAGAAGATTCATTCATATGCAAAGAAGAATCCTAAGCAATCTATTATCGTACAAGATGATAAAACTGGACATATGGTTTACTTAAAGAAATATTCACAATTGGAGAAATAAAATGATTGGTTCTATAATTGGAAACGCATTAGGTCTTGGTCTGAAGATTATGGATAAGATTGAAAAGAATTCCGACAAAGCAAGTTTTGAAGAGTTTAAAGCACGAAAAAAAGAAATGGACAATACACTAGCTGATTCTGATGTTGAAGGTATTGATTCGATGTTTGAATATTTGGCAGATAGAGCTCGTGGAGGTAGTACGGGACGAAAGGGATAAATGAAAAATATAATTCTAGGACTTTGTTTAATTTTGTTTGTAGGTTGTGCTAATAGTAATGCTTATCAAAAACCAACAGTTAGAATAGTCGGTGAAGCACAGATGTCTAAGTTGTCAAATGGTAATTATGAGGTGACACCTCGCTGGATTAAAGATAGATTTGATGCAGAAAATTCCATGATAAAACAACTAGAGGATTGTAGAGAAGGTGGACGATAACGAACAGTCAAGAGAGTCACAGA